AGTTAAAAGGATTACTGACGGGCTTATAAAAGTATATGACAACGAAAAAACGCTAAAATTAGCCAAAAATGGCTTCAAATGTCCGTGTTTCATGGTTCTTGAACCTCGAACCAAGTACCAAGAATTACTTAAATTGTTTGATTAATTCTATAATATGGGATAATATGGGCCATTAATTAGAAAGGATAAAATAGAATGAAAATATCAGTTAAATTAAATAAAAATTCTTCTTTTAATGATGAAAAACATTTCTTTAATTGTTTACTAGATTTACTTGAAGAATGGGATGATGAAACAATAGGTCTTGGAACAAAGGAGTGCGATAAGTTAGACGCAGGTTTTGACTATGACAGATTTATTGAATTAAAAACATTTTTAGAAAGGAATAAATAATTATGGCTTATTCTTATCCAATTTGGAACAATGTGGAAGCGTGTATTTATGGCAGTTCAAAAAGTTGGGGTGCAAGAGATACTTGCAATGTAAATGTGAACGTTGGTTCAAGTGCTAAATATTCAAATCACTTTGTAAACCACACAACAACAAAAAGAGAAATAGAAAAGGACTTATTTGAATTTAGATTTTACGTTGATAATAAAATAATTAAACGTGCTTTATTCGATAAGAAAAACAAAACTTTTAATTTTCTTGATCGTGAACCGATGACCACGAACCAAGAACCAAACCCACAACAACTAGAACTATTTTAGAAAGGAAAAATAAAAATGCCTCAATATGTTAATTATGAAAATATAAAGAACTGGGAAAAAGTTTGTTATGTTAATGATAAATTAAATCCTGTTACTAATTATTTAAGAATGGTTACAATGTCCATTGGCTTACATTCTATCACCGAAGACAATTACAAAGATTTTTATTATAGAATAAAATTTCAACAAACTTTAAGCGAATTTAGAGAATATTTTGAAAAAGAATTTATAATAACTCTTGACCATGTAAAAGATCATATTGGTCTGGAGGTTCAACAATCTCGATCCTGGATGACTCAAGAAACAACCAGGGGTTATGTTTTTAGAATGTGGAAATTGTACAGAGAAAGACTTGAAAACGAGAAGAAATAATATAAGATTAATCCCATATTAATAGAAAGGATAACCATGAACCAAGAACCAAAAACAAACTTACAATTAATTAACGAAGCACTTAATTTAATTAGTGCTAAATTTAAACAGCATAATGATGCTATTATATTATTACAAAAAACTGTTTTAGAATTAAAAGCAGAAATAAAAGAATTAAAAAAATAAATTATCTTTTTCCTAGTGCCATGATCCGTGGCACTAGGTACTTAAAACCAAACCAAAAAACAAAATCCCTTTACAATTTACCCCCACCCCCCTAAGCTGCAGCACGCAAAATAATTTACACTGCGCCCCCTGTTTGATACATAGAACACCATGATAAACAAAACGGAAGTCCAGCTTCAAGAAGATTTAATTAAGGAACACTTAAGAAAGTTAAATTTAGCAGAAAAGAGGTTCATACCTTTTGTCAAACATGTTTGGCCAGAATTTATTGAGGGAGAACACCACCGCAAAATAGCAAAGAAATTTGAAGATATTGCCAATGGGAAGATTAAGAGATTAATCGTAAATATGCCACCCCGACACACTAAATCAGAATTTGCCTCCTATTTGTTTCCTGCATGGATGGTAGGAAAAAATCCAAAATTAAAAATTATTCAAACTACACACACAGGAGAATTGGCAGTAAGGTTCGGACGTAAGATGAAAAATCTTGTGGATACTAGCGAGTTTGCTCAAGTCTTTGATGAATGTAAAATTGCAGCGGATTCTAAAGCTGCAGGAAGATGGGAAACTAATCAAGGGGGAGAGTATTATGCAGCAGGGATCGGTGGTGCGATAACCGGGCGTGGTGCAGATTTATTAATTATAGATGATCCACATTCCGAGCAAGATGCATTAAGTGAAACGGCTATGGATTCAGCTTACGAGTGGTATACATCAGGTCCTCGACAACGTTTGCAACCTGGTGGTGCTATCGTCATTGTTATGACACGTTGGTCCACGAAAGATTTAACAGGTAACTTGCTTCGTGCACAATCAGAACCAAAAGCTGATCAATGGGAAGTTGTAGAGTTTCCAGCTATCCTGCCAAGTGAAAAACCAGTATGGCCTAACTATTGGAAGTTAGAGGAACTTGAAGCAGTAAAAGCATCTTTGTCCGAATCAAAGTGGCAAGCACAATGGCAACAGAATCCCACATCAGAAGAGGGTAGTATTATCAAAAGAGAATGGTGGCAGGAATGGGAGAAAGAGGACATACCAGAAATGGTTCATGTTATTCAAAGCTATGATACCGCTTTTAGTAGGAAGGAAACAGCAGACTTTTCTGCGATCTCAACATGGGGTGTTTTCTATCCTCCGAACAAGGGGGCACACCTAATTCTTGTTGATGTCAAAAAAGGGAGGTGGGATTTCCCTGAATTAAAAAAAATTGCATTAGAGCAATATAAATACTGGGAACCAGAAACAGTGATAGTTGAAGCCAAAGCCAGTGGCACCCCCCTAACTCAAGAATTACGTCAGCTAGGAGTCCCTGTCGTAAATTTTTCACCAAGTAGAGGAAACGATAAGCATGTTCGTGTAAACTCCGTTGCACCTATATTTGAAGCTGGTAAGGTATATTATCCAAATGAACGATGGGCAGAAGAAATGATTGAAGAATGCGCAGCTTTCCCTTATGGTGAGCATGATGATTTAGTTGACAGCATGACTCAAGCGGTTATGCGTTTTCGTCAAGGTAATTTTATTAATTTACCTAGTGACTATGAAGACGAACCACGGGACATGCACTACATGAGGGAATATTATTAATGGCTAGTGATGACAGAATAGGACAACCAGTAGGATTAAGCAGTTTACTTCTTAAGATAGCGAAAGACGCTGCGGATAAAAAATATGAACGTGGTGACTATACAAAAGAACAATATGATGAGGTCATTGAAATATTGTTTCCTAAACCTGTTGATGTCGATAAAAAAGCTGACGGAGGCATAGTAAATTTAAGTAATGGTGGAGATGCCTTACTAGGTCAGATGGTAGAAAAATTAAAAAACAAACCAAAATTAGCATCGTCTACACAAACTATGGGGAGTGTAATTGATGCACTTAATACTGCCGATGATACAATTGTTGAAAGAGACACATCAAGAATTAGAAATATTGTTTCAGGATCAGATGTCAAACGTCAAATGGGTCCAGATATATTTGAAGTATTTGAAAAAGGTGGCATAAAAACTGCACAGATTAATGCAATAAAAAATGTCCCTGACATAAACGACTACCTTGACGATTTTGATGGTTACAATGAAGCGATGAAAAAATATCGAAACACGGCACTTAAAGGTCTTAATGATAATCAAATTAAATTAGTAAAAAGTTCAGGCTTTTTAACTGAATACGCTGAGCAGATGAGAAAAGATATTTTGTCGAAAGGTGTAACAAAAAAAGGCAATAAATTTGTTGTTAATCCAAAATACAAAAACGTAATCACCATTGGTAAAAATGGAATCCCTAAAATTTCAAAAGCATTTGAAAATAAATATCTTGCTAAGAATTTTGATTTTATATTTGAGACAAAAGGATCAGCGACTGGAGTAGATAAACCAAAGACACAATCAAAAATATACACGCAAATTAGAGAGACGGCTAAAAATACTTTAAACAAAGCTCAACAGTTAAACCTAGATTTTGCTTTGGCTCAAATAGATAAACTGTTTAAAACTAACCCTACAAAAGCAAAGGCTGCTTTAGCAGCTGTGGCTTCGCTTGTAAGTAAAGGTGCTTTTGGTGCAACAACAGGAGGTATTGGTTTTGCGATGGATATACCAATGTTAATTCAAGCAGGAAAAAAAGTAAAAGATGTTGCTTTACCTTTTGTTGAAGAAGAAGTTATTGAACCTGCCGCACAAAAAATGGTACAAGGAGAAAATATGCTGATGAATCTTTTAATGAATAGGATGAACTAATGGCAGTTGATAAAAGGTTAGATCCGACTTCTGCACCAATTGAAGCAAAAGAAGTAACAGTAGATGTAGGTGATGAACAACCAATAGATGTCGTAATGACAGATGATGGTGGGGCAATATTAAATGCACCACAACAACCACCGCAAATGGATTTTTATTCTAATTTAGCAGATTTTATTTCTGAAGATGAACTTAAAAGAATATCAAATAAACTTTTAGGAGACTTTGAAGATGATAAATCTTCTCGTAAAGAATGGGAAGAAGGCTATGCAAAGGGATTAGATTTACTTGGGTTTAAGTATGATGAAAGATCTCAACCGTTTCAAGGAGCAAGTGGTGTAACTCACCCACTATTAGCTGAGTCTGTTACACAATTTCAAGCTCATGCTTATAGAGAAATGTTACCAGCTAAAGGTCCTGTAGATGTAAGTATCGTTGGAGAAGCGTCTCCTGATAAAGAACAGCAAGCAGAACGTGTTAAAGATTTTATGAATTATCAAATCACAAATGTGATGCAAGAATATGATCCTGAAATGGATCAACTATTATTTCATTTACCCTTAGCAGGATCTGCATTTAAAAAAGTTTATTATGATGCAAGTTTAAATAGAGCTGTATCAAAGTTTATTCCAAGTGATTTATTAGTAGTGCCTTACAACGCTACTGATTTACAAAGTGCAGAGAGAATTGCACACGTTTTAAAAATGTCAGAAAATGATTTACGAAAAAAACAAGTATCAGGTTTTTATAGAGACATTGAGTTAAAACCAGGTATTTCCGAAGAGTCTCCTGTACAAGAAAAAATGAATAATCTTGAGGGAGTAGAAAACAGTTATGATGATTATGAATTTAATTTAATAGAGTTTCACGCTGAATGCGATATAGAAGGTTTTGAGGATGTCGATCCAACTGGTAAACAGACAGGTATAAAATTACCATACATTATTACGATTGACGAAAACTCAGGTGAAGTTCTGTCGGTGTACAGAAACTATAAGCCAACAGACCCAAGCAAACAAAAAATATCATATTTTGTTCACTTTAAATTCCTCCCCGGGCTTGGGTTTTATGGCTTTGGTTTAATACACATGTTAGGTGGTTTATCTCGAACTGCTACAGCAGCATTACGTCAACTAATTGATGCAGGAACATTATCTAATTTACCTGCAGGGTTCAAGGCACGTGGTTTACGTATCAGGGATGATGATCAACCATTACAGCCAGGTGAATTTAGAGACGTTGATGCACCAGGAGGTGCTATACGAGAAGGATTAATGCCACTACCTTACAAGGGTCCTGATGCAACATTATTTCAACTATTAGGATTTGTTGTACAAAGTGGTAGAGAGTTCGCTTCTATTGCTGATCAAAAGATTGGCGAAGGTTCACAAGCAAATCCTGTTGGTACAACTATGGCATTATTGGAACGTGGTTCACGGGTCATGTCAAGCATACACAAAAGATTGTATTATGCACAACATATCGAGTTTAAAATATTAGCAAGAGTGTTCTCAGAATACTTACCACCAAGTTATCCATACTCTGTTCGTGGTGGAAATAGACAAATTAAAGTTTTAGATTTTGATGAACGTGTAGATGTAATACCTGTAAGTGATCCAAATATTTTTTCCATGACTCAACGTATTTCGTTGGCTCAAACACAATTACAATTAGCTCAATCTAATCCAGAAATACATAACATTTACGAAGCATATCGTAGAATGTATATGGCGTTAGGTGTTGACGGTATCGATACTATTTTACCTGCGCCTCAAGAACCAAGGCCCACGGACCCTGGACAAGAAAATTCACTATCCTTGCGTGGTCAAACACTAAGAGTTTTTCCTGGTCAAGATCACACGGCTCATATCAATGCTCACCGAGCATTCATGTCATCGTTTTTAGTTAAAAATAATCCACAAGTATTAATCATTTTACAGTCTCATGTATCCGAGCATATTTCACAAGCGGCAAGAGAAGAAATTGAAATGAAAAATGCTCCAATAATACAAGAACAAGCTGAAAAGTTTGGTGGTCAAATACCGCCAGAGCTAGCTCAACAATTCCAAATTCAAAATGAAAAAGAAATAGCTGCTTTAGTTGCACAAAAAACAGAAGAAATGGTAGCAGAAGAACAAGAATACTTAGAATCTAATCAAACAGATCCATTACTAGATCTAAAAAAACGTGATCTTGATATACAAGAAGCCGAAATAAATAGAAGAGCCCTAAATGATCAAGAAAGATTAGACTTAGAAAAACAAAAAGTAAATCAAACAGAGAATTTAGCTAAAGATAAGATTGATTCACAGGAAGCGATTGCTCAATTAAGAGCAAATGTTAATATGGCAAAAAACAGGGGGTCATAAATTATGAAATTATCAGCAGCAGAGATAAGAAAACTTAGAAGACAACTAAAAGCTAACAAAAAATCAATAGATCCAAAAGATATCAGAAAACTTTTAAAGGCAGGGGTTAGGGTTCCGCAGTTTACATCAATAAAAGGGTTTAAAGGTGGAGGTTTGACGGAAGCTACAGCACGATTACGTGCACAAGGATTAAAAAAAGGTGGTGTTGCTGAAAAAAAGGTTAGTAAAGTCATGAAAGAGTTTAAAAAAAAGAAATTAAACATAGGAAAATCGAAAAAAAAGGTAACAAATCGTAAACAAGCGCTTGCCATTGCTTTAAATCAGGCAGGAATTACAAAAAAACGTAAAAAGTAAGTTGTAAAATCGAATTATCAGTCTAATATTTATATTATGATGACTCCAACAGAAAAAATAAGCAATTATTTTAATTCTTTAATGAAAATGGCGGATAAAAACACTAATTCGTCTGAAGATCATGTGCTTTTAGCAGGTGCCATGATGGCAGTAGCTAAAATGCTTTATCATGATAACCTTTCAGAGAAAGAATATGATGAAATTATGAATCATAATTCTAGAGACTTGCTAAATCTGCTAAAACCTACTATACATTAGTCATGAATGAAAAAACGGATCTAGGCAAAATTAAAAGTAATCTTAATAAAGAAGAAATTAAATTGCTAAACATGGCAGATCCTGTCGCTGTTTCTACCGCAATGAAAAATACTACACCTGACGATATAATTGAAATGGTAAATAGAGTTTTTGCCATGGAATTTGATCAAGAAAATCCTAAAAAAACAATGTCAGATCAAGATAAAGCAATTATGCTTGCTGAAAAATTAAGAAGAATAAGAGCTAAAAATAAAGCTAATCCAATGGGTAAAAAAGACGGCGGAGTTGTAAAAAAATTTAACGAGGGTGGTGATGCAAAAACTGATGGAGAAGTTCCAAACAAATTCAAAGGTTTTTCTAAACTACCAGAAGAAGTTCAACAAAAAATAGACAAAGATTTAGCTAGCAAATATAAAAAAGGTGGCGAGGTTAAAAAGAAATCTGGTATAAAGAAAAGAATTGCCATTCGTGGTTTTGGCATTGCAAAGAGAGGTTATTAATGAATTTTAAAAAAACAAAAGTAGAAGTGGTTAAACAAACTAACCCTTTTCCTAAGATGAAAGTAGGCTCAGATGCAGCAGTTGTTTTCTCGCCTTTTGTTGTAAAACAAAACAAAGGTAGTGGTCCACAAGGACAGACAAGCAACGCTCAAATCAAAAAAGTTGCTTTTAAGGGTGTAAAGTAATAAAACCTTTTAGAAAAAAGGAGGTTCTATGAACTTACTAAGAGACTTAGTTGATCATTTAAAAGAATGGTCCGACTGGAAAATGAAGGATTGGATTAAAGCTGCTATAGTAGCAATTATCGTAATCGTAATCATAGGAGCAATCTAAATTAATGGTTTGGCAATTATTAGCAAAGCCCTTACTTGGCGTCGTCGCAGATGGCGTCAAGGGTTTTGTAGAAACTAAAAAAGCAAAACAAGAATTAAAACTTACATCAGTAAAAGCGGCCACTAAACTTAAAGAAGATCAAATTGCCGGTAAGGTTAAGTGGGAGCAAACTGCCGTAGAACAAATGAAGGGAAGCTGGAAAGATGAGTTCGTTTTACTAGCCTTAATGATTCCAGCAATTTGTGCATTCCTGCCTTTTATGCAACCACACATAGAACGTGGCTTTGAGATACTCTCTGGACTTCCTGAGTATTATCGCCACCTTTTATATTTAGCGTGCAGTGTCTCACTGGGCGTGCGTGCGGGACCTGCTGCAATAAACATGTTTAAAAAAAAATGAAAAAAACAAAAGTAAAGAGAGTAAAAAAAGTAATGAAAGCATTAAAGAAGGCATCTAACACACATGCCAAACAAGCTAGAACTTTACAGAAAGTAATTAAGGGTAAATGAGTTACGAAGAATTATCTAAATCAGTAAAATTAAGTGAAGGTTTTAGAAATAAAATATATCAAGATACCGAAGGATTCGATACCATTGGGTGGGGTCATAAGGTTGTCGCAGCAGATAATTTTGTTGCTGGTAAAGAATACACCGAAGAAGAATTACAAGCAGTATTTGATAAAGATTTAAGCAGAGCAATAGCTCAAGCAAAACAATTAATGACTCAACACGGTATTGAAGATTTACCAGAAACAGCTCAACACGTCTTATCGGAGATGTGCTTTCAACTTGGACAGTCAGGGGTGTCTAAGTTTAAGAATATGTGGAAAGCCCTGCAGGAAGCTAATTTTATTGGTGCAAGTTATGAAATGCTTGACTCAAGATGGAATAAACAAACTCCAAATCGTTGTAAAAAATTAGCTGACCTTATGAAATCATGCGGCTAGAAAACTTCTTCACAGCATATAAAAAAGATTTAATTGCTAGACAACAGCAAGTAGAAGAGTCTATACTAAATGGGCTTGCTAAAGACTGGGCGGACTATAAATACTTAACAGGTAAATTAGCAGCATTAAAACAAGAAGAACAGGAACTCACGGACCTGCTTAAGAAAACGGAGCTAGAAGATGACTAAACCAAAACTTATTGTACCAAAACATGTATGGGATGGTGCGCAAGCAGAAAAAAAGAAAAATGAAGTAGAAAAAATACCACAACCTTCCGGTTGGAGAATGGTTTTGTTTCCGTTAAAATTACAAGGCAAAACAAAAGGAGGCGTTTTGTTAACTGATGATACAGTTACGGAATCTCAAGTAACAACAAACATATGTAAAGTTCTTAAGATGGGACCTGAGTGTTATAAAGACAAAGAAAAATTTCCTAGTGGACCTTGGTGTAAAGAAGGTGATTGGGTTCTTATTACTAGATATGCAGGATCTAGAATCCGTATTGATGGTGGTGAGTTACGAATTATCAACGATGATGAAATTTTGGCAGTAGTTGATGATCCAAGAGATATTCTGCCAGCTAACATAATGTAACGTGGAGAAGACCATGCAACCAACTACTGTAACAGATCAAGACAAAATGGTGCCAATTGATACTTCAGGTGAATCTGTCGAGATTGAATTAAAAGATGAAGAAAAAAAAGAAGAAGTATCGGAAACTCCAGAGGTAGAAGTTCAAGAATCTGACAAACAAGAAAAGTCAGAGGATGAATTAGATGACTATTCGGTATCTGTAAAAAGAAGAATAGATAAGTTAACAAAAAAAATGAGAGAAGCTGAAAGGCGAGAACAAGCTGCAATTGAATACGCAGAAAAAATAAAAAAACAAAACGAAGATTTTGAAAAAAAAGTAAAAGAATTAGATTCAGGATATACTGCCGAATTTAAAGAAAGAGTTAATACACAAGCAGATGTAATTAAAGACAATCTAAAAAGGGCTTTAAACGCAAAAGATAACGATGCTGTTGTAAAAGCTCAAGAACAACTAGCTCAAATAGCAATAGATCAACAGAGATTGAAAGAAGCTGAAAAATTATTAGAAAACACATCTGAAACAAAAGAGGAGACTAAAGCTCCTGAGAAACCTCAGTACAAAAAACCAGATCCTAGGGCAGAGCAATGGGCAGAGGACAATGAGTGGTTTGGTAAAGATGAAGTAATGACTTATGCAGCTTTTGGCATACATAAACGATTAATTGAGCAAGAAGGACTTGATCCTAACTCAGAAGAATATTATAAGAGTTTAGACGCACAAATGCGTAACAACTTTCCTCAAAAATTTGAGGATACAAACAAGACCAACCGTGTAGTTCAGACGGTTGCCTCTGCTAATAGATCGACAAAATCTGGACGCCGCACTGTGAAACTCACACCCTCACAGGTAGCTATTGCAAAAAAACTTGGTGTGCCACTTGAAGAGTAC